GGCGGGGACACGCGGTGAAGATGAGACGGGGGGCGTCAAACAGCAGAATTACCCTAGAGTAAATAAAAAAATTGTTATCCAATCCTTATCTATCCCTATTCCTGTTTACGTAAACGTCGAATATAAGATTACGATTAAATCAGAATATCAGGAGCAAATGAATAGTCTAATGGAGCCCTTTATTACTCGTACTGGGCAGATTAATTCGTTTGTAATGCGGCGCAATGGGCATCTATATGAGGCCTTTATTGATCAAAATTTCTCTTCTTCTAATAACATCAATAATTTAGGAGAAGAAATGCGGATGTTTACGTCGGAAGTGTCTATTCGGGTATTGGGATATTTAATCGGGGAAGGGGATAACGATGATCGCCCTATTGTGCGCGTCGATGAAAATGTGGTCGAGTACCATTTCCCGCAAGAATCTGTAGCCCCTCCAGGGACGCCCAATATCTTTGGCGATCTCCTGAAGTGAAAGTTAATTTTTCTTTTTAGTTCAGGAGCCGTTAGGATTTTGAAATACTATTTAAATACAGATCGTGCTATCATATTATGATTTTATGAGAGGAACAAAAATATGTCAGTGAAAAATTTTAAGTTTGTATCCCCCGGTGTCTTTATTAATGAGATTGATAACTCTTTCATTCCTAAAGCAGCAGATACAATTGGCCCAGTTGTAATTGGCCGCGCCACTCGCGGTATTTCGATGCGCCCTGTTAAGGTAGAATCGTATTCGGAATTTGTGGAATTATTTGGAGATACCGTCCCCGGCAATGGAGGCGGAGATATCTCTCGTGACGGCAACTATCAGTCGCCTATGTATGGAACATATGCTGCGAAGGCTTTTTTGAACGCTAATGTAGCTCCTCTCACTTACGTGCGTCTTTTGGGCGAGCAAAATACAAATAATGATGGCACCGCCGCGGCTCAGGCCGGTTGGCAGACGACTAATACCCCCAATAGTGTGCCGCTCGATAGTGGCGGCGCATATGCGCTGTGGCTCTTTGAGAGTGGTTCGGATGCAACACTCGGAACTGCGCAACTAGGAGCTATTTTCTATGTTAACGACGGCGCCGCAGCCCTAAGTGGTAATATTCGCGGCGGAAGCGGCTGGAATAATGCAAGCGACGGCGGTGCTGGCTTTGCAGGGCTCACGGGCGCCCTTAATGTGCCCATTGGAAATGACAGCAACAATCTCTTCACAGTGGTGGTGACAGGATCTACCGGAGAGGAGAAGCTACAGTTCGGATTTGATGATACGAGCAGTAATTTTATTCGCAAGCGGTGTAATACTAACCCGCAGCTGGTTACCACTCCCGGTGAGTTTTATCCTTCGTCCTCTGCTAAAGATTATTGGCTGGGGCAAACGTTCGAACAGACTTTGCGGGATAACACCTTAACCGGTGATGCTCAGGCTGTCATGCTCATGCTCGGAAGTGCTTCCGCAGGCAGCAACCCTGGCACCACCAGCACCATTGGTCCTTCTCGGATGAAGAATCAGCAAGCCCGCAACGCGGTGGCCGGCTGGTTCATCGGACAGGATCTCCAGGCAGCTACCTCTTATGTACCTTTCAATCAGCAAAAGCTCTTTCGTCTACTCGGGCGCAACAACGGGCAGTGGCTGCAGAAGAATGTCAAGGTGTCGATCGAGAAGATTCGGCAGTCCAATACGACCACTAATGATTATGGTACTTTCTCAGTAGTATTACGCTCCTTGACTGACACTGATAACAACATCGTTGTTTTAGAGCGATTTGATAGTCTTACTCTCGATCCTACGTCTCCTGACTTTATTGCACGTCGGATTGGAGATCAATATGAAAGTTGGGATTCTACTGCTCGGCGCCTTAGGACATATGGCGACTATCCCAATTTATCTAACTTTGTTCGCGTTGACATGAATGCAGACGCAGAAGCCGGCGCAACTGATCCGCTTCTGCTGCCCTTCGGTTATTTTGGACCACCTCGATTTAAGACGGTGAGCAATGTTACGGATGCCGGGTCTGAAACTTGGGCTTCTTATTTGACAGGAGGGTTTGGCACACCCTATATCGTCTCTGGTTCGGGAATTCCCGACGCGTACGGATTCGGCGGAGTGCCGTTCCTTTCCGGTGGAGTTAGCGGTGTCGGTGTTGCTGGGACACTTTCTGCTACTGTGACCGGCTCTTTCACTTTCCCTTATGTTCGCCAGCGGCTTTCCGCTTCAGATGGCGGTTTGGTAGATCCTACCGATGCATACTTTGGAATGCAGACTACGCGCACTGCAACTGGCACGCGCGGAGATCAGAGTGTTAAGGATTATCACGAACTTCTCTATTCGGGCTTTCCGGACGATCCGACCGATACCACTAATTTTGAATTAGGTGTCGACGCATGGTCTTATGTGTTCAGCTTGGATGACGTTGTATATAAGAGCGCCACGGAGTACTATTACGAGTCAGGCTCCCGCGCATCGACAACCTCTCCATCGTATACGGCGCAAAATGATTATGCAGCCCTTTTAGATAAGGACTATAACCAATTTACGGCTCCTTTCTGGGGTGGTTGTGATGGATTCGATATTAAGTATCCCGATCCTATGTATAACAACGCGATGGATACAACGTCGACTTCCACTAATAGTTACGTCTATAACACATGGAAGCGCGCAGTGGACACACTGGCTGATCCTGAGTACCTCAATATGAATATGTTGGCTGCGCCCGGGCTCACTTTGGACAATCTAACCACTCACATGGTTAATACTTGTGAGGAGCGCGCCGATGCACTCTCTCTCATTGATTTGGCTAATGTTTACATTCCGGCTCACGAAGAGTACCAATCAAACAAGGCTAATCGTATTGGAACCACCCCCCAAACAGCAGCCACAGCGCTGAAGAATCGGATGATTGATTCCAGTTATGGCTGCACTTTCTACCCATGGATCCAAACTAGAGATGCTAATACGGGCCGCTTATTGTGGATCCCGCCCACCGTCGCTATGATGGGCGTCTTGGCTTCTTCGGAAGCGAGCAGTGATATTTGGTTTGCTCCTGCGGGCTTTAATCGCGGTGGGCTCACTAATGGAGCTGCAGGAATTCCAGTGGTGGGTGTTACAGAGCGCTTGATCTCTAAAGATCGCGACACGTTATATGAAGCCCGCATCAATCCGATTGCGTCTTTCCCCTCTAGCGGAATCGTCGTGTTTGGACAAAAGACGCTTCAAGAACTGCCCAGCGCCCTCGACCGAATCAATGTACGCCGTTTGGTGATTTATTTGAAGAAGCAAATTTCCATCTTAGCCACTCAGGTGCTATTCGAGCAGAATGTCGAAGCTACATGGTTGCGCTTTACTAATTTGGTTGAGCCCTTCTTGGCAAATGTGTTGTCCGGCTACGGCATCACTGATTATCGTCTGGTGTTGGATGAAAATACGACCACCGCTGACCTTATTGATCAAAACATCATGTATGCTAAGATTATGATTAAGCCAGCACGCGCAATTGAGTATATTGCTATTGACTTCGTTATTCTTTCGACTGGGGCATCTTTTGATGACTAAAAAAAGAAAATTAATTTTGTCAGACTATTTAATTTATAGATTAGAGGAGTTTTAAACTATGGCATTTTGGTCCACTAACTTTGGAGAGAATTCTACTCTCCCCGACCCAAAAAGAAATTTTAGATTTGTAGTTTCTTTCGATGGTATTTCGGCTGGCTCGACGGGCGATTCTGCTGCTCTCTGGTACGCAAAGACGGTTACAAAGCCCGCATTTCAAATCGCTGCTTCAGAGCACAAGTATTTGAATCATACATTTTATTATCCTGGCTCTGTGACATGGACAGATGTAACAATAACTCTGGTGGATCCTGTGGATCCGGATATGACTGCTACTCTCTCCGATATTATTGTCGCATCTGGCTATTCTCCTCCCGCTACCGCCGAAGATCGCACTACGATGTCGAAAGCTAAATCAGCTGCCGCATTAGGAACGGTCACCATTCAGCAAATTGATGCTGAGGGAAATGCGTTAGAAACGTGGACCTTATGGAACTCCTTTATTACTGAGGTTAAATATGGCGACTTAGAGTACGGTAACGATGACTTAACCGAGCTTAGTGTTACGTTGAAATATGACTGGGCGCGGGTTGCCACTACTCATGATTCGGCTGGTCCTACGGAAGGTAATACATTCTTCGGTGTGACAAGCGCATAATTCATTAAACCAAAAGAGGTGAAAATTGTCAAGAAATAGAGGTCGCGTTGGCCAGCCCGGTACGCAACGGCAGGATTCGGGCGCCGCGCAACAAATAGTGAATACCGAAGGTGCAACCAACGAAGGAACCACTTTTTCCTTTGTAGTGCCAACGGAATTTGTAGAATTGCCGTCGCAGGGTAAATATTATCCTCCTGATCATCCGCTCCATGCTCAAGACAGCATCGAGATGAAGCAGATGACTGCTAAAGAAGAGGATATGCTTACATCGCGCACCCTCCTTAAAAAGGGAATTGCTCTAGATAGAGTGATGCAAAGTTTAATTGTGGATAAAAGAATTAGTGCCGATTCTCTCTTGATCGGAGATCGGAATGCTCTCATTATTGCGACACGTTGCTCGGGATACGGCAACGAATATACTACAGCAGTAACGTGCCCAGCGTGTGATACTAAACAGGACTATACGTTTGATCTAAATGACGCTGAAGTCTATAATGGCTGCGAGTTTGAAGTAGTAGAAGCTGTCAATAACGGAGATGGCACATTTGATACCGCTCTTCCTACTACTCAAGTAACCGTGACGTTTCGTCTATTGCGCGGAGCAGATGAAAGAAAATTCATCTCCTTAGTTCAAAAAGACGCTAAAAAGAAACAAGATCACTTAATTACCCGTCAGCTACACAATCTAATTGTGGCGGTTAATGGTGATGATAGCGCGGATGCGATTAAATATTTAATCAATAATATGCCTTCGCGCGATTCCCGCCACTTGCGATCGGTATATAAAATGGCTACTCCTGACATTGATCTCACCCAGACGTTTGAGTGTGTGAACTGCGCCTATGAAGAGGAAATGGAGGTTCCGCTCAACGCGGAGTTTTTTTGGCCTGACCGATGATTATATGGTTCAGATTTATGAGCAGTTTTTCTATTTAAAATATTATGGGGGATGGTCGTTTATTGAGGCTTATAACCTTCCAGTGGGATTGCGCACGTGGTTTGTTGAGCGTCTTGCTATCCAACTTACCAGAGAAAATGAAGCAACGGAGAAAGCCTCTGGAGGCTCCTCAAACAAGGGGGGTCCACAGACCCTTTCTCGTTTCAACCAGCCTCCCCCTCCTGCCGGTAGTAAGTTTGACATGTCCGGCTGAAAGCAGCTTTTGTTCTTTTTTGGTAATTAACTAATTATTTTAAAGGATCATATCCTGAGCGAGGATTTTTAATGGCGGATACCAGAGAACTCATCAAAGAATTAGAAGGGCTTAATCTTACTGAACAGGCGGAAAAGCTTAAGAGTCTGAGCCGCGCGCAATTAGAAGCCATCCAGCGCTCTGTTGACGCTTCTTCGGAATTGGTGCGCCTAGCTGCGCAACAAGAAGAGCTGGCAGAGCGCCACCTAGACCAGTTGTACGCGGAAGAGCGGGCTATTAAAGAGAATGTAGCCTCCTTAAAAGCTCAGTTGGCCACCGCCACAGACATTAACGAGCAAAAAAGCATTCAGCGTGCTCTTGATGAAGAACTATTGGCTTTAGCGGAGGCGAAAAGAGAAGCCGATGAATTTTATATGGAATTCGTCGAAGGGATCGGCAAGGAAACTGAAAAACAGAACAAAGCCCTCCGTAAGCAAAAAACGGTTCGCGAACAGATCCTAAAAACGGCCAAACGAAACGTTCGCGCCGGTAAAGCTTTAACTAAAACTTTAATTAATTCTTCACATTATTCCACGGGTATCCTTGGAACCTTCGAAGATTTGGTGGGTAATTTGGCAGATGCATCCGATTCAGCCGGCGGTTTATTAGGCGCGTTAGGTGGGCTGGCTGGCGGACTCGGCAAGGGAATTCTAGAGGCTCTTATTGGTATCACTTTGGCGGTAGATAAGATGGAATCATCTTTTCGGCAAGCCACCGGCGCCGGAAAAGCTTTTGCTCAAGAGCTTACCTCTGTATATGATGATACGCGAGAATTGGGTGTTACCGTCGAGGAAGCCAATAAAGCCTATACGGGACTCTACACTACTGTTACCGATTTTACAAATATGTCTACCGCCACACGCAAAGAAATGGGTCGCACCGTGAGCATGTTGGGAGAATATGGTGTTAGTATGGATGATCTGACTAGTGGCATGCAAAAGTCTATTAAGATTTTTGGACAAAGTGGCAGTGGCGCTGCCCGAACTGCCTTAGAATTAAATGATTTGGCTCTACAGATCGGTGTAGCCCCAGCACAGATGGCTAAAGATTTTAATGCCGCCGCCGATTCTATTGCGAAATTAGGAGCCGACGGCGAGGTGGCCTTTAAAAGGCTAGCTGAACGGGCTAAAATTACCGGTATGGAGCTAGGAAAATTAATTAAGATGACTGAGCAGTTTGATACTTTTGAAGGCGCTGCAACGGCTGCTGGAAACCTTAACGCGGCATTGGGCGGAGATTTCATTAATGCCATGGATATGATGATGGAAACAGATCCAGCGGCTCGTTTTGATTCTCTGCGCGGCGCCCTTGAAAGCGCAGGACTTGAATTCGATACTATGGGCTATTATCAGCGACAGTTTATTGCGCAGTCTATGGGGCTTGACAGCGTGGCAGATTTAGCTATGGTAATGTCTGGTAATTATGAGGCTTTGGGCGAGGAGACTCGAATGACTGCTGCTGATTATGCCGCCCAAGCTGAGAAAGCCAAAGAAATGAAAGATATGCAGGAAAAACTTAACAATGCTATGATGGCTATGATTCCTATCCTTGTCCCCTTTCTTGAATGGTTACAGAACTTTATAGAACATACGTTGGTTCCCTTTATCGAAAAATGGGGTGAGGTTGCGGTTAAAATTGGACTTGTATTGGGCGTCCTAACCGCGCTTTCTCCCGTTATAGGTCTTGTTATGAGTCTTATGACAATATTCGCCATAAAGACCGGCGCAGCTAGTATTGCGACCGCAGTTTTGGCAGCAGAAGCTCCGGTGGCAGCAGGCGGAATGCAAGCCATGGCCCATTCAGCGGGAATGGCAGGGCAAGGAATAATTGCGCTAGGAATAGCAATAGGCGCCGCCGGTATTGGTATTGGGGCTGCAGCCGCGGGTATGGCACTCCTTGTAGATTCTTTAAACGAGGGCGAAGACGCGGTAGAGAATTTTCTTGTGGCGTTCACCGTTCTTATGAGTACGATGGTTACTTTCTCTCTTCTCGCTGCAGCTATCGCGACTTCAACTGCTGTTTCAGCTCCTGTTTTATCCGCTTTTGGGGGAGCGATATTCCTCATCGGCGCGGGTATTGGAATTGCTGCCACAGGAATGGCTTTGTTTGTTAATTCGTTAGAAGGAGTGTCCGAGTTCCAGCTTAAGTGGGGATTTGGACTCCTAGCTAGTGAAATAGTGATTTTTGCAGCAGCTATAGGGATCTTATCTTTGGCTCTCGCTAAGTTGGGAACTATTGGCGCCCCCGGCGTTATCGCATTTGGGTTATTAGCTGGTGGAGTGGGACTGTTAATGTCAGCTCTCCAAGAAGATGATAACACCAATTATGAAGGGATGACTAAGCTTATGAATGCAATTAAGCCGATTGATTTGGCGCAAGTTGCTAATTTACGCACCACTTTTGAGGGTATGAAAGGCGCTATTAACAACACCACCGACTCCCAGTTAGATAGTTATAGGGGGCTGTTTCAAGCCGCCGGCGTAATGCAATTTACCCCTGGCGGGCAAGCCTTTTTGGCTAGTTTTAATACTGGCGGGGGTGGACAAGGTACCGCACCCCCCGGAGGCGCTACGCAGGGTGCGAGGGGTGATAGTTATCGTGTGACAGTTCCTATTACAATTGGGAATGAAAAAATTGATGAGTACATAATTACTTTAGCAAACGGCGAAGCCAATAGAGTGGCGGATGATCGCGCGCTAGATTCAGTACTGCCTGGCCAGAGGCCATGATTAGCTTCCAAGCGTCAACCCATAATGAGGAGGAATAGACACATATGCCAAATCCCCAAGCACTCATGAGATGGCTCCGTCGAATCGACGACAGCACTGCTGATCTAGGTCAACAAATATATTACGATCGCGGTCATCGTATTACCTTTCAACGCTTAGGAGTGGCACAAGGTCGAGGAATGTCTAGCTTCATGGCGTTCATTATGGCATTTAATGAGACCTACAGTTCCGATTGGGCCGAAGAGCATGTATATGGACGCGTAGACCCAATTGTTATGTTTAAGAATAACAAGCGGACGATGACGCTAGCTTTTAAATGTCCTGCCGCAAGTATTAAAGCGGCTAAGGTTAATTTATATAATTTGCAAACATTAATACGCTGCCTTTATCCTACATATAATGACCTCACTCCCGGAACATCAGAGGGTGCAGTGGAATCTTTCCGAGTTATTTCGCAATCGCCGCTAATGCGAATTAATATAGTGGACCTATTTTCTAAGGACCCTCTTATTGCTCCACAGGTCTCCCAGGAGGATGCGTCAAGCATAAGCGTCGACCAGGGCGCTCGCGAAGCGATCTATAGTGATTATCGAGATGCATATCTGAAAGTATTAAAGTCGGGCGCGCAACCCATGTCGCTTCTTTCCCACCAAGCTAACCGGGGACTCCTGGGTTTTGTTAAAAACTTAAGTATTAATTACAATTTAGAAGGCGACGACGGTGTTTTCGAAATGCCCATGGGATCCCCTCAATTGGTTTTGCCTAAATTGATTGAAGTTAACTTGGATTTTACGGTTTTGCATGAAGAATTTTTAGGATGGATAAACGGCAAATTCAACGACGGCGAGAATCTTTTTGGATTTCCTTATGGGTTTGGCACCGAAAGGGCTGGACTGGAGATGGGCAATAGATACTCTGGGAGCCCCACCGCTGGTGTCCCCGTTGTCGACCCGAGCGCCCAAAGGGACATCTTCGGTCTCCCGCCGCTTAACGGTCGCGGGCAGAACGCGCCGGACGACGAGGAAACCTCATGGTGGCAACAGAAGAGGTCCGACAGCAAAGGATGGCTCGTAGAAACATGGAATAATATCACGGATGCGGTAACCCCCAACGCCCTTGGCACCCTCCAGGCTGAGCAAGACGCCGAAGCTGAACGACAGGCGATGGACGATCTCGACGCGGCTATCGGGGTCCCCGATGAGGGTGAGGAGTAGAAATGCCTCTTGCTTCCCGATATACTAAAACTCGTGTTTTTGTTAATGATAGCGCGTATTATGCTCCGTTGCGCCAAGGGCGCTATTCGGAGCGTCGCTTAATTCAATTTGGTACCCCAGTATTGAGACACCCTACCGCCACTGACAGAACTTTTATCGCTACCTCTACGCATATATGGTCCTATGGAGATCGGTTGTCTAATTTGGCATATACGGCATACGGCGATCCCACACTCTGGTGGACGCTTGCGTGGTATAATGGCGTCCCCACCGAAAGTCATATCGCTGTAGGACAGGCAATTCAAATTCCGTTAAAACTAGAAGTTTTATTGGCAAATATAGGATTATGAGATGCCGGCTTTTTGCTTAGAACAACATGAAGCTCCTTGGAACGAATCCGCCGCCGGACACGATCCGAGCGCAGACCGCATGTTTGCGGATGCTAGCCTGCCCCCTGTTAATTATGCAGGCAGTGGCATTGCGGCTCATTGGTTAGCCCCGGGCGGCACTCCGTGCGACCGCGATGCATCATCGATCTTAAAATCATCTCTTCCGCCGGCCGCCCCCACTCC